CGCTTTTCTAAGCGTTTTACAAACTCTTTCTTGTTTTCCTCACTGCAATGAGCCATCGCGTCTTCCCACGTTGGCAACCTGCGATATGTCTTGAAAAACCAGTTCTGATAATACAGGCTATCCCTGTCATGTGGCTCGTTAGGGGCATGTACAGTCGCGCAGACCTTACATGCCCCCGGGTTTGGAGGAAAAACTTTCACTTCCTGGATGCTATCACTCATAATGATGGAACCTCTCTATATATTTAACGGGATCGGCCGGACTCGAACCGGCAACTCTGGTTTGAAAACATTGTAAACAAACAATTTGGAGGTTAATTTACAGACACCTGATAGTTACATTGTGTGATAGCCATTTTCACCACGACCCCGGTTTCTTTTTTTGTTTTTCTTTGCTATTATTTCCGTGAAAGGCAGGTATTTAATATGGATAAAATTACTCCGTTTACTCTCCCCGGATCAGAAAAACAAATAATTTATAATAACTTCAATGAAATGTGCGATAAGATAAATTCCATTGATAACCGACTTGAGCAGGAAGCTGCGGAACGCAAGAAATCATTTAGAAGGAATGTCTGGATTTCCGTCGGACTGGCGTTCCTTTCCTTCATCCTTGGAATAGCTGCGGATCATCTAGCCGATATTATCGCACTGGCCAAATCCCTGTTAGGCGCATAATCCGGCTAAGGATCAGCCCTAACAAAAAGGCAACAACCATTATTAACGCTGTTTTTAAAAACGTTTTCATATTTTCGCCCCCGCTTCCCGGCACCCTGCGACATAATCCCGCAGCTGGTGCCCAAAGACCCGCATCAGGTCTCTCGCCATGTGTTCATCCACCTCGTCTTCACCTTTCTTGACCTTAATATATAGCGGCGTGGATTGAATAAATTCACCAGTAAAAGGATCCCGGATAGAGGTCACTCCGACCTGGATATATTTCTCTTTCTTTGCCATTTCAGCCTCCTGTATGTTTCCTGGTTACATCGCTTGTTTTTCGGCCTGCAAGGATAATGCAAATCTTGCTCCACGGATAAATTCGAGGAATTTCTCCCTTCCATTCTGGTCAAGGTCTTCGATGAACTGAGCGATCTCTTCCGTTTCAGTATTAAAGTCTTTAGATAACATCGTCTCCATATTTTTCGTTTCCTTCATCACGTCTGCACCTCCTTTCTTTTTCTGGTTTCCTCTGCTATCCTGTGATTGCCAGTCTGCCCGGATTGGACAACCATAGGAAAGGAGGGTATATTATGGCATTGCATAAATACAGGATCTCAACTATTCATCTGTCACCATCCGAAAGAGAAGAACTGTATGAATCATTATGTCCACGGGTATTCACCGGACCAGTTTTTTCAAATGATTTCAAATATGCTGAATTCTTTCTGGAAGATCCCGACGGTCCTGATTCTCTTAATCTGCCGGCAGAGCTTCATCTGACTCAGATTTCGTAGGAACTGATATTGTGAAGTAAGCATTAGGAGCTTTCGCGTCGTATTCCAATTCGAGGCGGAAGCTCTTGTGTTCGCTGGCAGCTCTCCACATCATGTCTGAAAGCATTGATATAAATGCTATGGTTTTTTCAATTCCTTCTGTTTTAACAAGTCCAGCCTGCACATACTTCGTGTACTTTTCCGGATGAAGTTCTTTTTCAAGCCCTAGCGGCGTGCCTGTTTGTTTTTTTGCTGTTTCCTGCATCATGTTTCCGCCTTCCTTCCGGAACTTTATTTTTATAGATGATCAAGTTGTTTGTTTAGTAAGGGTGTCAACCCTTACTAAACCGCTGTGTCCGTAGGATACAGCGAAAAATTGACTCTACTAAGGCATTTAAATTTTTGCAAAATGCCTTTATTGATGCATTTTAATTCTATAAAATGAATTTGTCAATGCATTTATGCGAATATTTATTTTTTATTGCCTTGACTAAAGCATTTTAAAGATTTATCATATTTTTATTAAAAAAATAGAAAGGAGGCGTTTATGGAGTTGCATGAGAGAATTCGAAAGTTAAGGAAAGAATATCTACATCTTTCTCAAACAGAATTCGGCGAAAAACTAGGCGTTAGTCGTTCTGTGATAAATAATATAGAACTCAATACTCTCGCCCGCCCGGATCAGAAGCTTTCCCTCATTAAATTGATGTGCAAGGAATTCTCTGTGAATGAGGACTGGATCCTGAACGGAACGGAACCCATGTTCGTAGAGCCGGATTTTTTCAGCCTGGATGAATTTCTAAAGAAGCGGAACGCTTCGGATCTGGAAGTGGAGATTGTAAAATCCTACTTTGAACTGGATGAAGATGTCAGAAAGAAGCTGATCGCTCACTTCAAAGAGCGGTTTGTAGAAAATAAGCATCCGGAAACGCCGGAAGAGCTGGAGCGGCAATATCCTCCTGTGGATCCGGATACGACAAAGGCCGGATAAAACACCCGGCCTGCGTCATTTACTTATAGATATACAGTTTCAGTTTTCCCTTAAAATTCAAATTGATGTATAGCGTATGATTCGACCTGTAATACAATGCATATATGCTTTTATCCCAGTAATGAATGTATTTTTTCTTCATATTGCCTCCTGAATCGCCGGGTGCACCACTATCATTCATTACAAATCCGAGATACGCAATCATATATAAGAAAAGGCCCGTTTCCCAGAGCACGGAAACGAGCCGATGATCAGTCAACACCACTTGTCCAATCACGTTTTCATTATAACGTGCAGGACTTAGGAATTCAAGGAGTTATTCAATGAAAGCAGTCATTTATGCACGTTATTCTTCTCATAACCAGACGGAACAATCTATAGAGGGCCAGCTCCGGGATAATTACGCCTGGGCGCAGCAACAGAACATCACGGTTATTGGCGAATACATTGACCGGGCCTTATCCGGAACGAAAGATACCCGTCCCGACTTCCAGCGTATGATCAATGACGCCGCCAAAAAGCAATTTGAGCTGGTGATCGTCTGGAAGTTGGACCGTTTCGCGCGAAACCGCTATGATAGTGCCATATATAAGGCAAAATTAAAAAAATACGGGGTCCGCGTTGTATCCGTGAAAGAAAATATCACAGATGCTCCGGAGGGAATCATTCTAGAAGGATTACTGGAATCCATGGCAGAATACTACTCTGCCAATCTTTCCCAGAATATTCTCCGCGGGAAACGCGAAACGATGCTGAAGGGTTATTGGAGCGGCGGACCGGTGCCATTCGGGTATAAAGTAGAAAACCGGCGCCTGGTGATAGATGAAAAGACGGCCCCTGCCGTGAGATATCTGTTTGACAGATATGCTGCCGGCGCTACAAAGAAACAAATCGTAGATGAACTGAACGCAAAAGGCTACAGGACTTCTTCCGGAAAGCCGATTGCTTACCAGAGTTTTTCCAGGACTCTGCAGAACACCGTCTATATCGGACAATATCTTTTTAAGGGTGAAGTCATGCCGGATCTCGCAGACAGAATTATTGATGATGATACCTTCCGAAAGGTCCAGAGCAAGATCAAGCAGAACGCAAAAAGGCCGGCTGCGTCAAAAGCAAAGGTGGCTTACATACTCCGCGGAAAAGTATATTGCGGTGAATGCGGGCTTCCCATGGTTGGTGAATGCGGAAGATCGAAAAGCGGGACGCAGTATCACTACTACGCCTGTTCTACGCGTAAGAGAAAAAACCGCTACGAGGATATTACGCCCTGCTCAAAGAAGGCCGAGAAGAAAGAAGTTCTGGAAAACTTCGTGATCGGTCAGACGCTGGAATACATCCTGACACCAAAACAGATAGACGTTATCAGTAAAGCAGTTGTGCAGGAATATAACAGGGAGTTTTCTGAATCTGGCGTTTCCGAACTGGAAAAGGAACAGAAACGACTGGATCAGGAGATGCATAAGCTTGTAGACAAAGCGCTGGATCTTCCGAAGGCTGCATCCAAAGACATCTACCGCCGGATCGAGGCCATTGGCGAAAGACAGGCAGATATTGAAGCAGAGCTTTTGAAACTGAAAGTGGCGTGCAGGATCCAGCTGACCGAAAAAGAAGTAAAATCCTGGCTGCAAAGTTTCAGTAAAAAGGATGTGAAAGACGAGGACTTCCGGCAGCGTATTGTAGATACCTTCATAAACAGCATATATATTTACGAAAACCGTATCGTAGTATTCTACAACATCCCTGGCGGCGAAAATGTGACTTACGAAGAAATAGCATCCAATCCGGAACTCGCTGCTGAATTAGAGTGTTCGGATTTGGATGCTGGTAGTGGAGCATAGGGGATTCGAACCCCTGGCCTCTTGAATGCCATTCAAGCGCGATCCCAACTTCGCCAATGCCCCGTGCTTTGTAATTATACACTATTTTCAGAAAAAGCAAAGTGTTATTTTTAAATTATGATTTTCCTCTGCTTTCCCTGCATTTTTTCGGAGTACTCCCGGTTATTTTACGAAAGACCTTTGTGAAATAACTCTGATCCTCAAATCCGCACATTCTGGCGATCTCTACGATCTGGATATCACTGTCTATCAGAAGGGTTCTGGCACGTTCGATCCGGATTCCGTTGATATATTCCGAGATGCTGTATCCGGTTTCTTTTTTAAACAG